CACCTGATTTCAACAACGGCGGTATTTATAAAGACATTGATTTGGAAACTAAAAAATTTGAAGTTATTAAAGATAATATCCCGTTTTAATTATGAGTTTAAAAAATTATACCGTAAGAAGTGTTGACACATTTGTTGTTAAAAATTGGATTTTGCGAAAACATTACGCAAAACGAATGCCGTCAATTTCATATTGTTTTGAATTATTAAATCAAAATAAAATAACCGTTGGCGTTTGTTCTTTTGGAAAACCACCAAGTCCACCGTTGTGTGTTGGGGTTTGTGGTGAACACAATTCAAAATATGTTTATGAATTAAATCGTTTAATAACAAACGACGATTTGCCAAAAAATGCATTGTCTTTTTTTGTTTCTAAATGTTTTAAAATGTTGCCACCTTTAATCATTGTTAGTTATGCAGACACAAGTAAAAATCACAATGGGTATATATATCAAGCAACAAATTGGATTTATACCGGTTTATCAGCAAAAAGGATTGAAAGATTTGACATAAACAATCCAAACAAACACAACAAATCTTTACCATACAATAAAAATATTAAATATAATGAATTAGCAATAAGAAAAAGACCACAAAAACATAGATATATATATTTTACAGGAAGCAAAAAACAAAATAAAAAATGGTTAAAAGAATTAAATTATAAAATAGAACCTTATCCAAAAGGACAAAATAAAAATTACGACGCAAGTTTTCAACCTACAATTCAAACTAAACTATTTTAATGGCAAAGGCAACACAACCCACACCGGAACATCAAAAGGCGCTTAAATGGTGCTTAAAAAACGAAATAAAGGTATCACAACACCCAACATTAAAGGGTTTGCGCGTTGAAATAAATAATCGTGGCACCCGGATTTTGTCCCCGGAAACATATTCCAAAATCCAAGCAAATAATAAATGTTGGGAATTATATTTGTACCTTTACAAAAAATATTATTAATTATGAGATTAAATTTTAATACAATTATTTATCCGATTTACGGTTGTTTGGTGGGCGTTAATTATTGGAATTCATTAATGGAACACGTTGTCATTGAATCAGCATCAGAGGACGCCAACGAACATTGTTTGGAATTTCATTTGTTTGTGATTGGTATTTCTTTTGTTTGGTACACCGAAAAATAAAAAGTTTTCGTAAATTTTCGTAAAAAATTAAAAAAAACTTTCATTTTTGTTTGGTAATTGAAAAAATTCTTTTACTTTTGTACTATCAAACAATAACAATAAAACAATTATGAAAACTGACATAGAATTATTATTAGAGGAATTAAGAATAGAAGTTGCGTTGCTCTGCCATAAAGAAAACACAACCGATGATGATATTAAAAAGATTCACGAGTTAAGCACCTTTAGGACTAAACTAATAGAAGCCGAAATAATTAAAAGGCACCAAAATGCCGAAGATAGAAGAAAAAGAGAAGAATTTCTTAATTTCTTCAAAAGGTAATTTATTTATCAGACGGGAATGAAAGGACATAACCCCGGAACCAAAAACCCTTACAGACGTGTAGGGGTTTTTTTATGCTCGTTTATTTTGTTTAAATTTGCAATATGGCGACAAAAACCAACATATTAAAAAACAATTTGATTGAAGCGTTGGAACAATCATTGGGAATTGTGACGACCGCGTGTAAAAAAGTCAAATGCAATCGTTCAACGTTTTATAAGTATTACAACAACGACAAAGTATTCCGGGCAAAGGTTGATGACTTGCAAAATCTAACATTGGATTTTGTTGAATCACAATTGCACGAACAAATAAAAGAAGGCAACACAACGGCCACAATATTTTATTTGAAAACAAAAGGGAAAAAACGCGGGTTCATTGAACGTCAGGAAATACAAATGGACGGCGGCATTGAATCTAAAATCATTGAATGGACACCGGCAAAGGACAAATAAAAGAGTTTTGCAACGTTCAATTTTATCAAACATTGAACTCAAAGGCTCGAATTAAAGTACATCAAGGCGGGACGCGTTCCGGGAAAACGTACGCCATTTGCCAATTCTTAATTTATAAGCTAACCACAACCAAAAAGCCAATCACAATATCAATCGTCCGGAAAACATTGCCGGCGCTTAAAAGGTCGGTTTTACGCGATTTTATAAGCATTGCCACCAAATTGGGGGTTTACTATAAAGGCGAACACAACAAGGCGGAAAACACGTTTAAATTCAACGGCTCGATTGTTCAATTCTTATCAACCGACGACCCGCAAAAAATCCGTGGCGCCAAACACGATATTTGTTTTTTGAATGAAGCCAACGAATTAACGTTTGAAGATTTTCGTCAATTAAATATGAGAACCGTCGGCGAATTGATTATTGACTTCAACCCGTCGGACCCGGTGCATTGGCTTTATAATGAAGTGATTGAACGCGTCGATTCGGATTTGTTTATAACAACGTACAAAGACAATCAATTTTTGCCGTCCGAATTGGTCCAGGAAATCGAACGCATTAAATTAAGGGACCCCGATTATTGGCGCGTTTATGGTGAAGGACAACGCGCGGTATTTTCAGACCGTCAAATCTTTACAAATTGGAAATATATTCCATTATCTGAATTCCCGGAATTTGACGAAACGGTCATCGGCTTGGATTTTGGATTTACAAATGACGAATTGGCGATTGTTGAAGTCGGTAAAATTAAAGACCGGTTGTATATAAATGAATTAATGTACAAAAAAGGAATGACCAATCGCGACATTGCAAACTTTTTGAAGTCAATAGGAAAGGCGCAAACATTGGCTTATTGCGATTCAGCGGAACCAAAATCAATTGTTGAATTACGTCAAATGGGCGTATTGGCAAAAGGTGCGACAAAGGGCGCCGGCTCAATAAGCGCCGGAATTAGTTTATTAAAAGAACACGAAATATTTGTTTCGGAACAATCGACAAACTTAAAACACGAACAACACACATATTTTTGGCAACGCTTAAAAGATAATACAATCATCAACAAACCGATTGATGCCAATAATCATTTAATGGACGCGCTTCGATATGCGGTATATTCAAAATATAAAAACCGAACGGAATTTTTTGTTGTCTAAAAAACTATTTTAAATTTTGTATTTTTACAAAAATTTTATATCAAAATAAAATATGGCTTCTTTATTTGACCGTTTCAAATCCCTATTAGTTAAAAATTCACAACAAACGTCGCAACAATACAATCGCGCCGTTTACAATTATATTGGCAATTCAATCGTTTGGAACGCCGAAAATGATGACGCATATATCACGGAAGGTTATAGAAAAAACGCGACGATTTATTCGCTTATTAATATCATAACAAAGGCCGCGACAACAATCCCGTTCCAAGTTTACGAAAAGACAAACGAAAACGATTACAAACGATATAAGGCGCTAACATCGGGAACGTTTGACGCTTCAACAATACACAAAGCCGCGATATTACAAAAGCGGTCATTGATTGAATTACAAGACACCGAACTTCACAAAATATTGGAACGCCCAAACCCGGCGCAATCTTACAATTCGTTTATATCTGAATTGATTGCATTCGGGAAACTTACCGGCAACCGCTACATTTATGGGATTGGACCGGACACCGGCGCCAATGTTGGGAAATATACCGAACTTTATGTGATGCCGTCGCAAATAATGGAAATCGTTTCCAACGGCATAATGGAACCCGTTTCAAAATATCGTGTTGAATACAACGGCACGTTTGAAATTGCAGCGGACGAAATATGTCACATTAAGGATTTCAATCCCTATTATGACGGCACCGGCTCGCATTTGTACGGCCAATCGCCATTGCGTGCGGGAATGCGTTCGTTGACTACAAATAATGAAGCAACACAAACCGGGGTCAAGTACCTACAAAACCAAACGGCGCGCGGCTTGTTAATGAGTGACGAAGGGGACATCAACGAAGTGCAAGCGCAACAATTAAAAGACAAATTCCGAAAACAATTCCAAGGTTCGGACAATGCCGGGGACGTTATTATAACACCGAAAAAATTGTCGTGGGTGAACTTTGGATTGAACGCCGCGGACGTTTCATTGATTGAACAATACAACGCATCTATTAAAGATTTATGCAATATTTATAACGTGCCGGTTCAACTATTAAACAATACCGAATCCGCTTCATATAACAATATGAAGGAAGCCAAAAAAGCATTGTATCAAAATTGCGTGATTCCGGAATTGTTAAAGATAAAAGACGAATTAAATCGTTGGTTGGCGCCTAAATTTGGGGACAAACTTTGTATTGAATTTGATTTTTCAGTTGTTCCGGAACTGCAAGAGGAAACCGACAAAGTCGTGGACCAATTGACAAAGGCGTGGTGGATAACACCAAACGAAAAACGCGCCGCGATGAATTACGGGAAAGATGAGGACACAACAGAATTGGACGATTACTTTGTCCCGGCGAATCTTATTGCGGTAAAATCAAACGACGTTGAAATCCCAATGGAATCGGTTGACGTTGATGTCAATAAATTTTTAAGCAAAAAATTAGTGCCGGGAATGACGGACGTTTTCACAACCGTCGAAGAAGCCGAAGCACGAGCCGAAGAATTAAACGGAAGCGGTTCACACGAACATAGTTTT